TTTAAAATGTTAGAGCAAAGCTTTGCTCTACACTCTAAAATGTTTTTTTCTATTTCCTTTGTCTCTTCGGGAAATGGAAAATCTATTTGTTTTACATTTCTTGCTTTCATACTTGACATTATTATCAGAAAATCCTATATTGTCAATATGAAAGGAGAATATTTTATGGACAATGTACACGTAAAATTCATAGTTCTAAAGATAGAAGAGCAAACTATTTCGGACAGTTATAAAGCTACTGTTGATGTTGTAGGTTCTTTTAATAATTTAGAAGACGCGAATAAATGCAAGACAGCAAAGGACACTTTGTTAGAAATATCACCTAAAGATTATGATTGGTGTAAAACTCAATACAAAGTACAGCAAATTTTTTTCAAGTCCTTTGTCCAAGCAGATAAAAAAACTGCTTAACTTGTAAAAAGAGCTCAGTGTTGCATAAATGCAACACTGAGTGAAGAGCATGTGGGCGGGGCCCACCCTATCTTTGTTATGTGCATGTGGGCGGGGCCCACCCATATAAAAAAAATAAAAAACCCAAAATGAACAAATTATTTTCTTGCATTGAATAGAGGATATTGTAGGATATTCAAATCAAAGCAAATATAAACAAAGGAGGAAATATGGGTTTTGATTTATACGGATTAAATCCGAACAATCCTAAAAAGGCAGTTAAGCCTAAATTGGATTGGAGTAAAGCAACCGAAGAAGAACAGAAAGAATTTTTTAAACAACAGGACGAATATCAAAGTCAAGTTGTTGGAGATTACTTTCGTTCTAATGTTTGGTGGTGGAGACCTTTAGCCGACTATATCATTACATATACTAATTGTGTCAGTGAAGATGATGTAGAAAGATGGGGCTATAACGACGGACACGAAGTTAGCGAAGAAGAGGCTAAGGCAATCGCCAAACAACTAACTCACCTCATAAAAATAGGGCATACAAGAAAACATGCTGAAGACTATGAGAGAGAAAGAAAGAAACAAGAAGACTTTAACAAAAGAATAGAAAAAAAGTTAAAGGCTTTTGAAAAGTCTGTTGAGAAAAAAATGGGCAAGGACAATGTAGCACCAAGAGATTATTCCGAAGAAGATAAAAAGAAATGGGATAGTCTTTATAATAAAAAGTCTTGGGGAGCAAACTATCCTTTTTCCGTGAACCATGTAACACAGTTCATTGAGTTCGCAGAAAATAGTGGAGGCTTTAGGATTTGCTAATGAAAAATAAAATCATAATGTTCTATCACTGTAAAAAATGTTTAGATGAACGTGGCGAACATATTTCGCCACGAGACTATGCGTCGTTGGAGTTTGGAGCAACCAAAAAAGGTTTTCAACTCTGGTGCAAACGGCACGAGAAAAATGTTTTAGCGCTTGACTTGCTAGGGCAAAAAGTTGCTTATGACGAGTAGGATTTAATAGGATAAGTCAATAGACTAGGCGATCAAAATGGGTCGCCTAGAGAAGAGCATGTGGGCGGGGCCCACCCATTACATTAATAGAGGTACCAAGCCGTTTTGAAAATTTGAACTTTTTATTTTAATCGATCCCCTTTTTTACAAAAGGGATCCTAGCATATACCCCTATATTGCTTGATTTACACATTTATTGCTGTAAAATAGTTTTTGGTTCCATATGAGCATAACGATTGAAAGTCTGAATAAAATTAAAGATGTTGCGAAAAGAGAAGAGCTTAAAGAAAAAATTAAGCTTGGATATAGAATGCAACAAGCTGAACAAAGACGTTCGGACTTTTTAGAGTTTGTTAGATATATGTGGCCTGGATTCATAGGAGGATATCATCATGATATTATCTCTGAAAAATTTAATCGTCTTGCCAGTGGTGAATGTAAAAGATTAATTATTAATATGCCACCAAGACACACGAAGTCTGAGTTTGCATCTACTTATTTACCTGCTTGGATGATTGGTAAGTTTCCTCAATTAAAAATAATTCAAGCAACTCACACAGCAGAGTTAGCTGTAAACTTTGGTCGTAAAACAAAACATTTAATTGATTCTCAAGAATATCAACAACTTTTTGCTACAAGACTCCAAGAAGATTCTAAAGCTGCAGGAAGATGGAATACTTCACAAGGCGGTGAATACTTTGCAGTTGGTGTCCAAGGTGCGGTAACAGGTAGAGGTGCAGACTTATTAATTATCGATGATCCACATTCTGAGCAAGATGTAAACTCACCCAACGCTTTTGAAAAAGCATACGAGTGGTATACATCAGGACCACGTCAACGTTTGCAACCTGGTGGTCGAATTGTTTTGGTCATGACACGTTGGTCAACTAAAGATCTAACCTCAATGTTAATTAAAGCACAAACAGAAGATAAAGCTGATCAATGGGAACTCGTAGAGTTTCCTGCTATCATGCCAAATGGAAAACCTTGTTGGCCTGAATATTGGAAGTTAGAAGATCTAGAAGCTGTTAAAGCTTCTGCGGGTGTAAGTAAATGGAATGCACAGTACATGCAAAATCCAACTTCTGATGAAGGTGCCTTGATTAAAAGAGAGTGGTGGAAAGATTGGGAGTTTGAAGATCTACCTCCTCTTGAACATGTTATACAATCTTATGATACAGCTTTTTTAAGAAAACAAACTGCAGACTATTCAGCCATCACAACATGGGGTGTGTTTAGAGAAGATGATGACTCGCCTCAATCTATAATGCTTATTGATTCTATAAAGGGTCGATATGAGTTTCCCGAGTTGAAGAAACTCGCCATGGAACAATATCGTTATTGGAAACCTGAAACTGTTTTAATTGAAGCAAAAGCTGCAGGACTACCTTTAATATTTGAATTACGTAGAATGGGAATACCTGTTGCAGATTTTACCCCGAATCGTGGAAATGATAAACACGCTAGAGTCAACGCTGTTGCACCTCTTTTTGAGTCAGGTAGAATATATGCTCCCAAAAACAGAGAGTTTGCTCAAGAGGTTATCGAGGAGTGTGCGGCTTTCCCATACGGTGATCATGATGATTTGGTAGATTCAACAACTCAAGCTATTATGCGTTTTAGAGATGGAGGCTTGATTAATCACCCTGATGACTATAAAGAAGAACCTAGACCTAAGAAGCGATACAAATATTATTGGTAATGGTAAAAACTAAATTAACCACAACAGTTCCACCAAAGTCTGGCCCTGTGCCGCGAGGCTTGAACATTGGCTATAATACTGTTAAGACTGTAAAATTGGAGAAAAACAATGGCAATAGACAAAGCACTACCAAACGTAAAACAAGAAGTTAAAATACCAGGTGTTGAGGAACAGGTAAAAACTGAAGTTGAAATTCAAGAAGAATTACCTAAAGAAGGTAACACAGAAATTACACCAACAGAGGACGGTGGTGTTGAAATTAATTTTGAACCAGGTGCATTTAATCAAGAACAAAGTCAAAGTCACTTTGATAATTTAGCTGAGTTACTACCGGAGGAAGTTTTGAATCCACTTGGTTCAGAGTTAGTTCAAAACTATACTGAGTACAAAGCGTCAAGAAAAGATTGGGAAGATAGTTATGCAAAAGGTTTAGATCTTTTAGGATTTAAATACGAGAACATGTCTCAACCTTTCCAAGGAGCTTCGGGTGCCACGCACCCTGTACTAGCAGAAGCGGTAACACAGTTTCAAGCATTAGCGTACAAAGAATTATTACCTGCTGATGGTCCTGTTAGAACAAGAACTATCGGATTAGATACACCACAAAAAAACGATCAAGCGGGTCGTGTAAAAGAATTTATGAACTATCAACTCATGGATGTGATGAAAGAATATGAACCTGAGTTTGATCAAATGCTTTTCTATCTCCCTCTAGCGGGTTCTGCCTTTAAGAAAGTTTATTACGATGACCTTTTAGGCAGAACCGTTTCTAAGTTTGTACCTGCGGATGATTTGATTGTTCCA